TGCTCGAGTTGGGGCTCTATGGCGAGCAGGCGTATCCCGTATTTATCACGCCGAACATGGGCCGCGTGCGGCTCGGGTACCTGGACCCGGCGCAGATCGATCAGGTGTGGGCGGATCCGGAAAATGCGGCGATTCTGGTGGGCATCCAGACGAAAGGCACCGGCGGCAAGAAGCGGCGCTATCCGATTATCACCTCGGCAGAAGAACGGACGATGCTCTCGCCGTCGGCGCAGCAGTTGCGGTTAAGTTTCACGGATAATCCTTGCTTTTTTTTCAGCGTCAACCGTGTGACCAACGCGACCCGGGGGTCATCGGATCTGCTCCGGGCGCTGGACTGGCTCCAGGCGTATGAGGAGTGGATGTTCGATCGGCTGGAGTGGTTCCAACAGATTTCGGCGTTTATCTGGGACGTCCTCCTGAAAGGCATGAACGAGGACCAGATCCGGGAATGGTTGATCAAGAATGGGCCGCCGAAGCCGAATAGTGTGCGGGCGCATAACGAGCAGGTGGAGTGGCAGGCGGTTAATCCGGATCTGAAGTCGGTCGACGTCGAGGCGGGGGCGCGGCTGTTCCGGAATCATATCTTGTGCGTCGATGGCTGGCCGGAGCATTGGTTCGTGTCGGGGGCGGACGTGAATCGGGCGAGCGCCCTCGAGATGGGCGACCCGATTGTCAAATCCCTCACGGCGCGCCAGAAGGTCATCATGGCCATGGTGAGGGCGCAGATCCGCTACATGCTCCGCAGCCGCGTGAGCGCGGGATCATTGCCCAGGACCGTGACGATCGAAAAGGCCGGCGAGCAGCAGACCATGGACCCCTGGGATGCCTTCGAGGTCAACGCGCCCGAGATTGCCAGCCGGGATCTGGCGCGACTCGGCAGCGTGATCGTGCAGGTGGCGCAGGGGTTGGTGCTGGCGCAGACCAACGGCTGGTTGGGGCATGATGATGCGGCCGGGATTTTCGCGATGGTGGCGTCAATGTTCGGCCGTGAGGTGGCGCCGGCGGCGGAGCCCGAGGGCGGTGTGCAAGGCGGGGCGGACTATACGCCGGATGTTATTGCGCAGATCAAGGAGCTGATGGACGCGGGGACCCGGGGACCCGGGGACGCGGGGATGGACGGGGATGGGGGACGCGGGGACGCGGGGACGCGGGGACGCGGGACTGAGAGCAGAGAGGCGCGGGTGCTTGACCGGATCGGGGAGTTGGCGGAGGCGGTGCGGGCGGCGACCGCGCGGCCCGGCCAGGCGCCGGCGGTGGTGAATGTCTCGGCGGTCATGCCGTTGCCGGGGAAGCAGATCTACGAGATCGAACGCGATGCGCGGGGACATATCATTCGCGCCACCAGGAACCCGAAAGAGGGTTGATCCATGGCCAATAATTTTCAATTGGCGAATGCGGCGGTCAATGCGGCGGCGGATGCCGTCTGCGCGCTCCTGGATGGCGGGAAACTCCGGATCTACGGAGGCCTCCAGCCGGCGAGCGCCGATGACGCGGTGGGTGCGCAGGTGCTGCTCGCCGAGTTGATGTTTGGCAATCCCGCTTTCGCCGCAGCAGTGGCGGGCGTGGCCGCGGCGAATGCGATCACTGCGGATGCGTCCGCGAATGCTACGGACACCGCGACCTGGTTTCGCGCGCTGCGGAGTGACAACACCCAGGTTTTTGATGGGTCGGTGGGTCTATTGGGGTGTGACCTGAATCTGAACAGTGTGGCGATCCAGGTGGGGGCGCAGGTGAGCGTCACCAGCCTGACTTACATGCAGCCGACGAGTTAGGAGCGATTGGGCCTCCGGCTGAAATGTCCGGGCCATAAGGAGAGAACCGTGTCGGGACAAATCATCTTGACGAACAAACGCTGGAATAAGGGTACATACAATATCCCGTCGAGTCCGATTCTGGTAGGACTTGAATACGTGAAGTTTTCCTTTGACGTGACGGAGATGACCGACCCAGCTTTGGGTGTCTCGGCTTACTTTGAAATCTCATTTGATGATGGGGTCACGTGGCCGACGAAGGGGAATGTCCTGTTTCAGGGCGGTCCGATTCGGCTGACGGATATGGCGGGAAACCCTGTCGTGAGAACCCCTCCGTTTATCTCAACACATGAGATTTACCTTGCGGACCCGACGAATACCCAACGAAGGATTCAGGGGCACGTCGTCATCTCGGGCGGCAGCTTCAAAACTGAGGTCACGCTGGAGACCCGCTAATGGCAGGTGCGTGGGTCCAGGATGACACAAATGTAGCTGATGCAACCAGCACGACGATTGCCAAGGCGTTTGGGTCAAACGTCACGGCGACGAACCTCATTGCCGTCGTCGCGGGATGCGGCGGGAATCAAGATGCCACCTGTGCAGACAGTCTCACCAACACCTATACCCCGAAGACTGCTACCTACGACGCGGCGAACGACCAGAAGCACTTCCAGTGGTACGCAAAAAACATCGCTGGGGGTCCCTGTACCGTCACCGTCACATTTAATGCTACGTCCAAGTGGCGTCGCCTCGGCATCATGGAGATTAGCGGGTGTGACACCGCAGCCCCGGATGATGGTGGCGCAGCCCAGGTACAAGCGGGGAACTCGGCGGCAGACTATTACAGCAGTGGAAACATCATTACGACTGTCACGGATTTCGTTTTTGGGGGCTGGCAGGATATTGATGGGAGCGGTTCCACGCTGACAGCGGGAGCGACTCCAGCGTTCATCCTACGCGAGGCGGACGCAACCAAGGTTATCGCAATGGAGTCGCGGGCAAGTCAGGCGGCAGCAACGTTCGATGCGAACTTTACATCCAATGTCGGCTGGCGAGCTATCACGAGTATCATGGCTTTCAAGGAAACGGCGGCGGGGGCGTTGTCACTCCCGGTGATCAGCGAGACGGTGAGTCTGGCGGAAGCATTGGATTGAACAAAGGGGGAAGCCATGGCGAGCAGGTGCGGAAAGGTCCGGGCACGATCTGGCAAGGGGATCGGGGATAAGCTGGTCGTTCGGGGGTTTTACCGGGTGGCCATCTACGACTATGGTCCGAAGGGGGAGCCCAATCACAAACTGGTGAGCGATTCGGGGCTCATGGGTCCGAATCAGATGACCAACATCGGATTTCTCAATTACCTCGCCTACGTGCTCGGGGCTTCGGCGGGGTCGGCGTTGGTCTCCTATGCGGCGCTCGGGACGGGTACCACCCCGGCCAGCAACACGGGCGGGCTCCCGGGCGAGGTCGTGCAATTCACGGATCAGCGGCGTCCGGTGACGACGAGCTTCAACGGGTCCACCCAGATCCAGATGATCGCCTCCTGGGCCTCTGGGTATCAGACCGTGACGACGCCAATCGTGCTGCAGAACGCGGGGCTCTATGCGCTGAGCCAGACGAGCAACCAGTCGCTCATGTGCGGCAAGACCTACGCGACGCAGACATGGGCGAGCAATCAGAGCGCGGCGCTCACGTACCAGTTGAATCTGTCGGCCACGTAGCGCACGGCGCGAAGCGCTAAGCGCCAAGCGCGAAGCGTCGGAGAAGAACGCCATGCGTCACCTGAAGCGCCCTGCGCCATGCGCCAAGCGCCAAGCGCCAAGCGCCATGCGCCATGCGCCATGCGCCATGCGCAAGCAGGGCATCCTGCTGGACATTGGTCTCACGGATGAGAAGCAGCCGAACTTTGTCCGGATGGCGGCGAGGAAATCTCCGGGTGTGGATATCGTCCATGACTTGGAGTGGTTTCCCTGGCCGCTCCCGGATGATTCTTGCCTCATCGTCCTGGCGGCCCATGTGATCGAGCACATCAAGCCCTGGCTCGCCGTGGCCTGGATGAACGAGGTCTGGCGCGTGATGAAAAAGGACGGGCAGCTCGCTATTGCGACGCCCTACGCTGGGTCTCCCGGGTGGTACCAGGACCCAACGCATTGCGGGCATTTCACGGAGCTGAGCTTTCACTATTTCGATCCACGCTTTCCCAAGCTCTTTGCGGTCCACACGCCGCGGCCCTGGACTATCGAGCAGGGCAACCCGACGTGGAAATCTGGGGGGAATCTCGAATGCGTGCTGCGGCCCATCAAGTAGTCACGGCCCCGAAGTCGGAGAACCGCCGGATCTTCGTCGCGACCGGCATCACGGGACTGGTCCGCGCCGAATGGGCAATGGCGCGCTGGAATCAGATCAGCCCCGTGAACTGGAGCAAGACCGAATATCTCATGTGGCTTGACCAGTATGCTCCCCTTGGGTTCCTCGTCGCCGAGGCCCGCAACGTGGCCGTGCAGACATTTCTGGATCACGGCTTCGAGTGGCTGGTGTTCATTGACCACGATACGGTGATCCCGCCGACGTTCCTGATCACGGTCAATGAGCGCATCATCAAGGAGCACGTCCCGGTGTGGTCGGGCCTCTATTTCACGAAGTCCGTCCCGGCGGAGCCGCTCGTTTTTCGCGGCCTGGGCAATGGCTATTTCGCGGATTGGAAGATGGGCGACAAGGTATGGGTCTCCGGGGTGCCGATGGGCGCCACGGTGATCCACCGCTCCATCCTGCAGGCCTGCTGGGACGAGGCGGAGGAATACCAGTGCAACGGTCTTACAATGCGCCGGGTCTTTGAGACCCCGGTCCGCATGTGGGAAGACCCCAAAACGCAAAGTTGGCAGACCTCGATCGGCACCGAGGATCTCGCCTGGTGCGACAAGGTGAAAAACCATGGACTCTTCGCCAAAGCTGGATGGCCCGAATATCAGAAAAAGCCTTATCCTTTCCTTGTTGACACAAATGTCTTCTGCTCCCATATCGACCCTTCGGGAACTCGATACCCTGCTCACGGCGAGGAAAAATTCTTCGCCCCCGCCTGCCGAAGCGGAGCGGCGGGCAGGCGTAACGGCGCCGGGCGATCAGGCCCGCCTGCCAGAGCAGAGCGGCGGGCAGGTCCGAATCGCCGTGACCGAAAACGTTAGCATGGGAGAAAAGGTCCGATGAGCTACGACGATAACTTGCCTGAGCGTCTCATCGCGGATGCTTTCCACGTCCTGTATTACCATTCGTCGGTCTGGAACCATCATCGCACGCAATGGCTCGGCGTGGGGATCTTCAACAATCCGCTCGACATGTGGGTCAAGCAGGAGATCATTTTCGAGACCAAACCCACCCTCATCATCGAGACGGGATCGGCCATGGGCGGGAGCGCCCTCTATTTCGCCGGCATCCTGGACCAGATGGGCCGGGGGCGCATCGTCTCGGTGGACATCCAGGACGAGAACTCCGGGATGGGTCTGCCCAAAGCGCAGCATAAGCGGATCACATTCCTCAAAGGGGATTCGGTCTCCCCGTCCACGCTGAAGAAAATTAAGGCCATGATCAAACCGGGAGACCACGTCATGGTCCTATTGGATTCCGACCACCGAGCCGAGCACGTGCTACAGGAACTGAAAGCCTACGGTCCCCTGGTGACGCCCGGCTGTTACCTCGTGGTGGACGACACCAACCTGGGAGGGCATCCGGTCATCAATCAGACCGTGCCGGGCCCGGGACCCTGGGCGGCGGTGGCTGAGTATCTGGCCAAGGACCAGACATTCGAGATTGATCAAAGCCGGCACAAGTTTTATATGACCTGGTCGCCGAATGGGTTTCTGCGTAAAAAAGCAGGCAGCAGGCAGCAGGCAGCAGGCAGCGGGCAGCGGGCAACATGATCAAGGTCGGGAGCCTCATCATCTCCGTCAGCGAAAATGTGAGCCTCGCCGAGGTGACCGTGCGGAGGCACGGGACCGTCTTGGTGTCGAACGCGGAGACAGCCAGCCTTGCGGAAGCGATGGTCATCAAGCCGGGGACACTGGCGCTGTCCGCATCCGAGGCGGCCGCCCTCCAGGAAGCCGTGACATCGAGGATCGGGAACATTCTGCTCTCGATCTCCGAGACCGCGAACCTCCAGGAGGCGAATGCTGCAAAGCTCGGGAACTTGCTGGCGATCTTTGCCGAGGCCATCAGCATCGCAGAGGCTTCGCCCACCGTTTCCATTACCAGCGGCGCCCTCGAATTAACGCTAACCGAGGCGCTGAATGTCCAAGAAGCACTCTATGCCAAACTGGGGACACTGTTCTCCTCGCTCTCCGAGGGCGTGGGACTGGCAGAATCGCTCAGCGCGATCCTGGGCCAGGTAAAGCTCTCTGCCGTGGATTCTCCGGCAGTGGCCGAAGCTCTCTCCGCCGTCCTGGGCGCCGTGAAACTGTCGGGAAGCGACGCGCTGTCGTTTACGGAATCTCTCTCCGCCGTTTTGGGTGCCCTGGAACTCTCGGCGTCTGATCTGCTGTCATTCGCGGAGTCCCTCACCGCGTTCGCGAGCGGGATCTCGGGGACCGGCGCACTGACGGCTCCTGCGGCCGCCATCGATGGGACCGGGCGCGTGCGGAGAGTCTCAGCGCGGGAACCCTCCTGGGTACGGCTGCCGCCCGGAAGAATCGCGCCGCCAAAGATCGTGGCCGTCGGCACGCTGCGCGGAAAGGCATCGGTCGTCGGGGCGAGTGGGGTGCTGGATTTCTCTGGCAGATTGGCCGTCCGCTCAATGGCGGGTGCCCTGGCAGGACAGGCGAGCCTGATCATGGTGGGATCCGCGAGGCTGGAAGGGCCGAGTCCGAATCTCCAGGGCGACGGATGGGCAGAGGATGAGTTGGGACTCCTCGCCCTGTTGGATGCGATGTGAGCAGGAGAGATAGAGGTCAGAGGTCAGGGGTCAGAGGTCAGCGCTGATCTCTGACCTCTGACCTCTGACCTCTGGGGTCAAAGATGGACTACTGGTCTCCCGAAGAACGCGCTGCCTACGCCCGGCAGATCGGGCAGGCGATCAAGAGCATCAACCGCCTCGAGGGGCAGGCGCTCGGCGAGGTGCGCGGAATGCTCGAGGATTTGCGAGGGCAGGTCGTGGAGCGGCTGGTGTGGGCGCAGTCCTCCCCCCTCCGATCCCTCCCCCCGCAAGTGGGGGAGGGCCAGGGTGGGGGGATCGGGAGCACCTACGATCTCGCGCGGCTGGGGCAGATTTCGGACGACATCAGCCGGATCATGATCGAGCTGCGGACGAGGTTCCCGGAGATGGCGCAGGGGCAGGCGTTTCAGATGGCGAATCTCTCGGCCGAGTTGATCGACACGCCGGTGCAGTTCCTCCTCGGCGGCGACTCGGGCTTGTCGGCCTTCGGCCTCTCGCGTTCGATCGCCTCGGCCTCGGCGCTGATTCAGGCGAATCTGATCACGCGGGTGAGCCAGGAGACGGTCCGGAAAATCAGTAATGAGATTGCCCTGGCGGCCACCGGGATCAAGAGTCCATTTGAGGTGATGCAGGCCGTGGGCAAAAACCTTGACGATCCGAGCATCTTCGGCAGCATCGCCCGGCGCGCCGAGGTGATCGTCATGACGGAGCTGGGCCGGGTGCAGAGCGTGGCGACGCAGGCGCGGCAAGAGGAATCGGCGGCGGTCGCGCCGGGGATCAAAAAGCAGTGGATGCACGGCGCCGTCCGGCGACAGTCGCGGGCCGCGCATTATCTCGAATGGCCGGCGGGGGCGCACCTGCAGATCGTGGACGTGCATGCGTCGTTCGCGGTCGGCGGAGAGTACCTGCGCTTCCCGCGTGATCCGGCGGGCAGCGCGGAGAACACGATCAACTGCCGCTGCCAGTCGGTCCCGTATGTGGAAGGGTTGCAGGAGAGCCGGGAGTACGTGGAGATGGTGCAGCGGGCGTATCCGGGGTAAACCGCAAAGCGCCAAGCGCTGAGCGCTGAGCGCAAAAAAGGAGAAGCATCATGGCAGAGCAGGTGGTGAGCAAACTGAAAGACAAGGCATGTGCGGCGTATGGGATTCCGGATGGATACGTCCTGATCGCCAAGGAAGAGGGCGGCGTGGCCACGATCGTCACCAAGGGAGGGAAACGGGTGCGCTACACGGACGGCCAGAAGGTCGAGCGGCGCCTCACGCCGGGGGAATGCGGGGTGCCACTGCCGACGAAGAAGAAGGCGTAATCCCCCCCTCCGAGTTGAACCCTCCCCCCACGGGTGGGGGAGGGCGAGGGTGGGGGGGCAGGCGGTCGGCGGAGCAGGGGCGCGGGGGAGCAGGGGAGCAGAGACGGGGGAGAGCGATGAAAAAGGGTGAGCAGGCGAAGGAGATGAGCCTCACGCTCGAGGGAAAGGCGGAGACGGTGCGCGAGGCGTACCGGCAGCAGGCGCAGGCGTCGCTGCCGCCCGGGATCGAGGCGTCCTCGTATGGGATCGATGTTTTCGACGATGCCATTCTCGTCCGGGGGGAGAACGACCAACTCTACCGGATCCCGTACACCATGACGGGTGAGACGGCAGATACGGTGACGTTCGCGGATCCCACTCCCGTGCAGATCGCATTCGTCCCCGTCTCAGAGGCCCAGGTCGAGATCACGGATCCCAAGGGCAATGCTTGGGAAGTCCGAATTATCCGCGCTGGGTACAGCAAGAGCGTCAAGGAAGTGCCCGGGACCGGGGGGAAAACGGGGCGGTGGATGTACACGGCGGAGGCGATCCAGTCGGCTCCGGCGATTTTCGAGGGGGCGCCGGTCTATGCCTTCGAATTCGATGCGGGGCAGTTCAGCCACCTCTGGGGGATGAGCACGGAGGAGAAGGCGAAGAAGGGGATCGTCGGGAATTTGATTGGCTACCTCGAGCAGGTCCGCGAGGCGAGCGGGGAATTGCTGGGAAAACTCTCGCTGCTCGGGGATCGTGCGACGGAAGCGGTCAAGGACAAGTTGCTCGAATTGTTCCGGCGGGGACGGCAGGATCTCGTCGGACTGAGTATTGACAGCCGGGTGTTTGGGGTCCCGGTCGAGACGGCGGAGGGTCTCACCTTTGCGGTGATGCGCTTCGCCAAACCCGCCACGGTGGACGTGGCAACCCATCCCGCCGCAGGCGGGGCGTTCCTCCGCGCGCTTGAGGCGCTCGGAGAGGAGGAGGCAACGATGGTCAAGGAGCTGGTGGAGAAGCTCCGGGCCCGCCGCCCCGACTTGGCGGTGAAGCTTGGAGAGAACCCGACGGAGGCGCAGCTGGAGGAGGCGCTGCTCGAAGCCCTCGACACGGGGACGCGGGGACACGGCGACCCGGGGAAAGATGCGGAGGGCCGGGAGGCGCAGAAAAAAGAGGTGGAGGAAACCCGGAAGTTGCATTGCTCGCTGTTGCTCGACAAGCGGCTTTCGGATGCGAAGCTGCCGGCGGCGGTCGAGGCCAAGGTGCGCAAGCACTATGACGGGCGCGTGTTCGAGGCGGCCGCGCTCGAAGCGGACATCCAGGCGGAGAAGGAAATGCTGGATGCACTCGCGAAGGAAGGGCATGTCGAGGGCCTGGGGACGGCGCGCGTCCAGGTCGTGATCGAGCAGAAGGAGAAGCTCCAGCTCGCCATGGACCGGATGTGGGGCGCGGCGGCGAAAGAGGACGCGTCGGAGAAGGACGTGCCGGCCTTCAAGGGGTTCCGCCATGCCTTCAAGGTGATCACAGGCCGAGAACTCGAGGAGATGTTCAGCCACGTGATCGGCAACGCCCAGGAAGAAATCCTGGCGGCCAACTGGGTGAACGTCCTCGGAACCAGCATGTACAAGCGGCTGCTGAAGGACTACGCCGAGCCGAATTTCGGCGAGGACACGATCAGCCGGCCGCGGCCGGGCGGGCTGCGGGACTTCAAGAACGTGGATGCGCTGCGGGTTGAGTATTTCGCCGACCTGGCGGTCGTGGAGCCCGAGGCGCTGGGCTACCAGGAAATCGTGACCCCGGGCGACGAGATTGTGCAATACCACGCCGTGCAGTACGGCAACCTGGTCACGATCAGCCGCAAGGCCCTGCTGGCCGACGACCTCGGCGCGGCGACCCGGACCGTGGGGCGCCTGGGCCGGGCGGCACGGCGGACGAAGGCGAAGTTCATCTGGGCCTTTGCCATGAACAACGTCAACTACGACGTGGACGGGCTGCCCTGGTTCGGGGTTGCGCCGAACCACGGGAACCTGACGGCGACGGCGCTCACGGGGAACCTGGCCGGAGCGAATGCGATCATCACCATGCTGATCGCCCTCGCGAACATGACCGAGCCGGGGAGCCTCGAGACGCTGGGCCTCCCGGCGTTCTCGAACCTGAGGGTCTACCTGGCCGTTCCCAACGCGCTGTTGGGGGTTGCCCGGGCCCTGAACCAGGCGCCGACGCTCCTCAACGCCGTGAACCTGCTGGAGGGGAACCCGATTTTCCACCTGTTCGGCCCGAATGACGAGCGGATCGTGGTGTGCCCGTTCTTCACGGACGCCACTGACTGGTACATCTACCGGGATCCGGACGAGGTGGATTCGATCGAGATCGGCTATGTGCTGGACCAGCGGGAGCCCGAGTTCTTCGTGGCGAGCGTGCCCACGATCGGGCAGATGTTCACGGACGACAAGCAGCAGTGGAAGGTGCGCCACGAGTATGGCGGGGACATCCTCGACTTCCGGGGCGCCTGCAAGTCGGTGCAGTAATTTCCCCCCACCCTTGCTGATTCCCTCCCCCGCTCGCGGGGGAGGGATGGGGTGGCACTGAAGAGTTGAATTGCCGGATGAACTCAGGAGGAGGATAAACCGATGAACCGATGGAAGAAGTGGCTGGCACCGATCCTGATGCTGGCGTTCGTGTTCCCGTTGCTGGCGCCCCCGGCTGGAGCACTCAACCTGCAGCGTATCATTGAACGCTATGCCTGCACCGTCGCGGAGAACGTGACGATCGGCAATCTGCTGATGATCAAGAGCGACGGCTTGTGCTACAAGGCTGACGCGGATGATGCCGCGCTCCGCCCCGCCATTGGGGTCGCAGCGAGCACGGTCAGTAGCGGAGGAGTCGTGGGTTTGGTCGCGCGGGGGATCGTGGGAGGGGCCTCTGCCCTCACCCCGGGCGGGGCGATGTATCTCAGCACCGTGGCCGGAGCGGCCACGCAGACTCAGCCGAGCGCCTATTCCCAAACCGTCGGGCGTGCCGCCGGGACGACGAGCTGGGGGATCGACATCAACCCGCCGCAGACGCTCAAGGTACTGACCATTGCTGTCGAGAACCTCGCTGCGGCGGCTGATATCGGGACCGGGACGGATTACCGAAACGCCCGGGCGATCGCCTATTCCCCCGTCGCCATGACGATTAACGACGTGAAGATCTACGGGCGAGACTCCTTGTCCGTCTATGCCTACGGCAACGTGGTGCGCGTCTTCAACGAGGGCGCCACCGTGGTGGAGAAGAGCTACAACACCGCCACCGTCTGGCCGGCAGCGTTCACGGCGACGAGTATCGGGACGATCGCGAACGCCAACGTGGCTGCGGGGAAGAGCATCTTTTTCGAAATCGTGAATGGGGTGCTCTGCGATCCGCCCGCGTTCGATCTGCTGATCTACTATTTCACAGGGGAGTGACGGAGGACCAGAGGTCAGAGGTCAGAAGACAGAGGTCAGAAGTCAGAGGTCAGAAGTCAGATGTCAGAGATCAGAGGTCACAGATCAGCGGGGGCCATTGCTGATCTCTGATCTCTGACCTCTGATCTCTGGAGGTAACAGTGGCAAAGACCCTCGCAGACTA